GACACCACAAGGTGGAATTACAGATGAAAGGATGGTTAAAAAACACAACTCGAAAAGGTTGAACTATGAAGCAATGAAACAATCAATTGTTTATCATTCTGATTATCATATTAAACCAGTATGGGATGGTAAAGATGAAGGTGCATTAGCTGAAATTATGGATTGTTTGGAAAAACTTGAAGTACCTCAAAATAAAGTATGGTTTATGCCTGCGGGTGATTCAAGAGAAGCGTTATTTAAATCTTATCCTGTTTTATTTGATTGGGTTAGAGATAATGGTTATAGGATGACGTGGAGACCACATATTATTGCTTTTGAAGATCAACGCGAAGTATAGTGGATAAGCAAGAAGCCCTTCGTATATTAGAGGAAATAGAAGAAAATGTAAATACATGCTGTGCTATAACTATGGAGCCAGATGATGTATTAGTATTAATAGATAAATTAAAAAGTTATATAAATGAAGTTTAGTGATACTATAGGAATTATACCTAATGTTTTAAGTGAAAATGAGTGTAATGATCTTATTTCCCTATTTGAAAATTATAATAAAAATGGAGAAACTTATACTGGAAGTACATTAGGTGGAGTTGAATCTGCAAAGAAATCAACTGATTACAATTTATTAAATCATAGAGAAGCTAATTCTAAATATATTAGCATGGTTGCAAATGCTTTTAATCAAGCAAATGTTGATTGGTTTAAAAACTTCCCTTATAATAATTTATATTCCCATAGAAGAACAATAGATGGGTCTACATATTATCCTTTATTGCAAATGCAAAAATATGATAAAAATGATGGACATTTTAATGGGTGGCATTTAGAAAAACAAGATTTTAATACTACTCATAGATATTTAGTTTTTATCTTATACCTAAATGATGTTGATAAAGGAGGTGAAACTGAATTTTTATTTAAAGAAGAAGGGAATGATGAATTTTTTAAAGTTAAACCTAAAACAGGAACTTTAATTATTCATCCTGCTAGTTGGCCTTACATCCATAAAGGAAATAAACCAATATCAGATGATAAATATATTTTAACAACTTGGTTGTGTTATAAAGAATAAAAATTAAAAATAAGTTATATAAATGGAAAATAAACGTAGAAAAGTTCACGAAGAACTAGAAGTTGTACAAGTAGGTTTTGCAAATGGTGTTGCTGAAGGATTCCCCTTTACAGATAAAGAAAAGCTATCAATGATTGACGAAGCTGAAGTAGCTTATGGTAAGTTTTTGGATGCTTTAAAATGTGATTGGAGAAATGATCCTAACTCAATGGAAACACCTCGTCGTGTAGCTAAGGCTTATGTAAATGATTTATGGGAAGGTAGATACACAGCAATGTCTCCTATTACATCATTTCCATCGGATGGTTATAATGGTATTATTATAGAACGTAATATACCGTTAACTTCAATGTGTTCTCATCACCACCAAACAATTGGAGGTGTGGTACATATTGGTTATATAGCAGGAGTAGGTGGTCAAGTAATTGGTTTATCTAAATTAAATAGAATTGTAGAATTATTTGGCCGTAGAGGTGCTATTCAAGAACAACTAACGTCAGCAATTCATAATGCTGTAGATAAAATTACAGATGAAAATAAAGGTGTTATTGTAACTATAGTTGGAACCCACAATTGTGTAAGTTGTAGAGGGGTTAAACACCAAGGTGCTGCAATGATAACCACTAAAGCATCAGGAGTATTTAGAGAAAACGACAATTTAGCTCGTAAAGAGTTCTTTGATAGTTTGAAAATTAATAACGGAGGACACAATATATAGTTATGTTAAAAATAGAACCAAATAAAATAGCGGTTAGTTGGTGGGATATGCAAGATCTTATAAAGGATCTAACAAAAAAAATCCCATTTGAAGTACCATTAGCTGATTCAATTTACGGAATACCAAGGGGTGGTTTAATCCCTGCAGTTATGTTATCCCATTCAACTGGCTTGCCTTTAGTAGATGTAATAGGTAAAAATACCTTAGTAGTAGATGATATGACAGATAGTGGAGTTACTATGGATAGGATGCCTGGACAATGGACAGCAGTTTTATTCCATAAACCTCATACTTCAGTTTTTACTCCAAATGTTTATTCTAAATTACATGAGGGAGATGAATGGTTAGTATTCCCTTGGGAAAGTACTAAAGCTCCTGCTAAACAAGATTACTTACAATCAGATGAATTCTTAGAATTTGCTGAAAGAGAAGATAACTCTGTGGTATGGTCAGAGGAAGATAGTAAATTACATACCGTAGGAGGATTAACTAATGATAAAGAGGGATCATTTATGGAATTTCAAAATAAAATGAATAAAAATGGGTAAACAATTAGAATTATTTAGCAAAGCCGACGTGCCCTTTGTTAATGAAGTAGAAACTTTTAATCGCACGTTTAATAAACCGAATAATTATGAGCCAACAATACCAGAAAAGAAAGAGTGGCAATTCGTATACGACTTTGTACTTGAAGAATTGGAAGAATATAGACAGGCTTGCGAAAACGGAGACATCGTGGAAGTTTTGGATGCTTTGTGTGATATTGCTTACGTTTCCCTTGGGAACGGTACTATGCTACACGGCCTTAAAGATAAGATATGGCCAGCATATCAAGAAGTACAAGGAAGCAATATGTCGAAGTCTTGCAGCACTCAAGAAGAAGCCATGGAGACTGTCACCCTCCGCTCTAAAGAACAAGATGAGCCATGTCACTTTGAACAGGTCGAAGATCGATTCGTAGTATATAGAACACGAGATCGTAAAGTAATGAAATCAATTAATTATTATAGACCTGATCTACACCAATTCTTTACAGGAGATGAATTACAAAAATTTCATAACGCAAGTATAGGAATATAATGTATAAGAAATGTTATCAAGGTAAAAAATTAGGTCATAATGTTTGGGAAATGCATCTTTGGGATGAAAAGGGACACCAAATTATTCCTTATGAAAACATAGCATATCAAGAATGTAAGGAAGAAGATCATACTAATATTGGATTAAATGGTGAGTATTTAAAATATACTAATAATTGGTATTTTTCTAAAAACCCAAACTATAGTGATAAAAATACTCCTGGGCTTCATTTCCATGATATGAAGATCCATCAGAAATTCTTAGTTGAAAGATATGGAATTGATGATGTACCTTCTACAGGACATAGAGAAGTGTTTTTTGATATTGAGTGTGAAATTGGAGGTGCACTAACTGAAGATTATATTGAAAGTGCACCAATGCCTATTACTTCAATAGCTTGGTGGGATAAAACACCTGATACTTGGCATATTTTAATTCTTGATAAGAAAAACCAATTAAAACACACTAAAGCTAAAAATAAGGAAATTATACCTTGTAGTACCGAAAATGAATTATTAGCTAAATTTGTTGAAATAATACGAGATATAGACCCTGATATATTAATAGGCTATAATTCAGATTATTTTGATATACCTTATTTATATTACAGAATGTGTAATACAATAGGTAAGGAATTTGCTGATCATTTATCACCCTTAGGTAAAGTAGAGTCTAAAAAATTCTCTAAATTCTTCTATAAACAAAACCAATATGTTGATATTGTAGGAGTTGAATCACTTGATTATATTCGTTTACATAAAAAATACAGTTGGAAAGATGAACCCAGTTGGAAATTAGATGCTATTGGAGAAAAATATGTTGGTATGAATAAGGTTGAATATGAAGGTAATTTAGACCAGTTATTCGAAACTGATATACACAAATTTATTCAATATAATTTTGTTGATGTTGAAATACTAAAAAAATTAGATGAAAAATTACAATATATTGCTTTAACTAAAAATTTATCTCATAAGGGTAAACATAATTATAGTGAAGTTTATTCTAATAGTGTTACCCAAGATGGAGCAATTTCAGCTTATTTATTATCACAAAATATAATCCCACCACCTAAAGAACCTAACCCTCAAAAGAAAGATGGTTATGCTGGTGGATACCTTTTTTGCCCCAAAGCGGGATTATACAAGTATATGTTTGATGAAGATTTAACATCGCTGTATCCATCTATAATTATGTCAATTAACATTGGTAAAGAAACATTCGTGGGTCGTATTATAGATGCGGATGACCGCAATAATAGATTGGGTCTTAACGATTTAAAAGAACGTGACCATTTTGAAGAACTATTAGTAGAGAATTCAAAACGAAAACAAACTTATGTTAAGGTTGGTAGATTGATTTCAATGATTGAACAAAATAATTTAGCTGTAGCGGCTAATGGTTCAATGTTTAGAACAGATAAAGAAGCAGTATTATCAACTATACTTAAAAAATGGTTTGAAGAACGTGTTTTATATAAAGGACGTATGAAGAAAGCATATAAATCCGGAGATAAAGAAGCAGGTGAATATAATCATTTAATGCAATATACAATGAAAATTTTGCTTAATAGTTTATATGGGGCTACAGCATTACCTTCATTTAGATACGGTATGAATCAATCAATATTAAGTGAAGCAATCACATTATCAGGACATAGAATTATACAAGAATCAGCTCTATGTGCTAACAGGCACATGAATAAAGTTATGCGTGGAGAATTAAAATTAGAAATATAATGGCGTTAAAAAAACAATCAATTAGAAGTAAACATCATATAACAGTAGAAGGTAAAACTGTTTCTAAAGATGTTTTAATTACTAGAAGCGAAAATTGGAATGAAGTTCAAGAAAACCTATTTAGAAAAATGCTTAAACAAGGAGGCACATTTAAAGTTGCTGGTATTAAGTATAAAATAGAAATTGAAGAAAGAAATGACTTGGATTCAAATAGACAGGCACCCATCAATTTACCACCAATTCCAGGTGAAAGATCATTTTAATATGAAAGTAGAAATATCAAACGGAGAATTACTAGATAAAATTACTATTCTAGAATTAAAATTAGATAAAATAAAGGATAAAGAAAAACTAGTTAATATTCAAAAAGAATTTGATGAACTTAATCCTTTATGTAATGAATTATTTAAAGTATATGGGGGTGAATTGCAAGTTCATTATTTAGCATTAGCTAAAATTAATGGTCAACTTTGGGATATAGAAGATTGGATTAGAGATTGTGAACATGAAAAGAGATTTGACAAAGAATTTGTAGAACTGGCTCGTTCTGTGTATATTACTAACGACAAAAGATGTGAAGTTAAAAAGCTAATTAATTTAATGACATCCTCAGGTTTAGTAGAAGAAAAATCATACAAAGAATATTAATGAAACATTTAGAAGAAACACCCTGGTGGATATGTGATGCTGATGATGAAAATTATTGTGCATATGTTGATACCGATTCTAATTATTTTAATGCTGAACCCATATTACTTTATTTATATCCTAATTTTGAGGAGTTTAGTAATAAAGAAAAGGATGATATCTTAGAAAAAGTAGCACTTAAATATCAAGATGTTATCACTGACCATTATGATAATCTAGCTAAAGAATGTTTTAATGTATCAGAACACAGACTTGAAATGAAAACTGAGTGTGTAATTAGATCTGCTTATTTTAGAGCTACTAGACGTTATGCACAGTGGATTACTAAACAAGAGGGTATTGAAAAAGAAACTTTAGATATTAAAGGTTTAGAGTTTATGAAAGCAAATTTCCCACCTATTTTAGGGGAATTTTTTAATGATATACTTCAACAAGTACTTAAAGGTGAAGAAAAATCAAGTATAATTGACCAAATTAAAGTATTTAAAAGACAAATATTAGGTGGTGAAATCCCATTAGCTAAATTAGGTAATCCAACAGCAGTTAAAAAATTAGAAAAATACTCAGGTACGAGTGCTAGAGCAGGTGAAATGTTTACCGAAATACTCAAAGGTGCCCCTGCACCTGTAAGAGCAGCTATTAGATATAATGATTTATTAAAATTATGGAAGTTAGATAGAAAACATAATTTAATTACAATGGCTGATAAGGTAAAATGGATTTATTGTAAAGATAATCCCTATAAAATAGAAGCATTAGCATTTTTTGATTATGATATTCCTGAAAAAGTACAAGAATTTTTAGATAGATATGCTGATAGGCAAAAAGTATTTGATTCAATACTATTAAATAAATTAGAAGGATTTTTTAGTGATTTACAATGGTCATTAGATTTAAACCCTTATACAAATGCATTAAGTTCGTTTGAAATTTAAAATAAAATTCGTATATTACAGTTATGATAAATAAGAGTACACTCACATCCGTTATTTCTAAATATTACTTAAATGGTTTAAATAACCAAGTAAAATGGAGAATTAAAGATAATCAACTTACTATTTATGCAGGTGAATCAGGTAGGGTATGTAAAATAGAACATAGTAATTTCCCATTAGAGGATGCAGAATTAGGAGTATTTGATACACATAAATTAAGTAAACTGATATCTATTACCAATGGTGATTTAATGGTTTCATTAGAAAAGATTAAAGCAGTTTATACTAAAATACATTTTGCTGATGCTAATTTTGATTTAACTTATTCATTAGCTGATATTCTTATTTTAGGTAAAAATACATATTATGAAGATCCTGAATTATTTGAAATGGAACTTGATTTAACTAGAGAAGACATTGACCATTTAATTAAAGCTAAAAGTGCATTAGCTGATGTAAACAATATGTTAATTACTAGTACTACAGATATGGATGGTACAAATATTTGTGAGTTTATATTTGGTGATAATACTGGATTTTCAAATAAAATTACATATCAAATTCAAGGTAATATATCTAAAAGTGGTATTGAAATACCTTTTGATTCTGATATATTTAAAGATATTTTAAATTCTAATAAAGATATGGATAGTGGTACACTAAAATTATCTGAACAAGGAATGTTAAAATTAAACTTCTATTCAGAAGAAGTAAATAGTGAATACTTTATCGCGAGAAATGAGTAAACACATATGTATAATAGAACATAATATTGGAGTTTAGGACACGCTGTTATGTTTAAATTAAATTAACCGAGAGCTACGGCCTCACAAAACTAAATGATATGAGTACATTATTCAATGAACGTACACCGTTCGACTTATTATTCCGAAACTTTTTTAAAGCAGACGGATCTTTTCAACCAACAACGTTTGACAACAAACAACCACACCCACTAGATATTTTTTACGACGAAGAAGGGCTTCACTTTGAGATTGCCTGTACTGGTCTAACTAAAAAAGATATTCAATTAGAAATAGATGGAGATCTTCTAAAAATTATCTATGATAAACCAAAAGAAGAAGAAGATTATTCTGGTTATATCTATAAAGGATTAGCTAAAAGATCTTTTAACTTAGGTTATAAAGTAGCAGCTAAATTTGAACTTGAAAGTTTAACAGCTGAAATGAAGGATGGCTTACTTCATATTTTTATTCCAATTGCCGAATCTAAAAAGCCAAAAACAATTAAAATTAAATAAAAGTTATATTAAAAAAGCGTGTCCTAGCGCAATATTATTCGTATATTCACGTCTAAATAAATAAGTTATATGGCTAGAAAAGCAAAATCACTCACCACAATCTCTGACCCTTTAATGGAACCCTATTTTATCACAAAAGATGAAATGTGTTATACAGTAAATGAAAGAATTACTCCAAATAAAGATCATTTTAGATCTAAAGGGAATGGAACTGAATATGCAAAACCACAAGGATATTATCCTGAATTTAAACAAGCACTAGAAAAAGTAGCTAAAGAAAAATTACATACTCGAAAAGAATATAATTCACTTTCTGAGTTTTTAAATGAATTTAAATCAATAGAAACAAATATTAAAAATTATACAGATGGCCTTAGAAGCACTATTTGATGCGGTTATAGTTAAACCGATTGAAATTGAAGAAACTACTTATGGGAATATTATTGTTCCTGATGTAGGAAAAGAAAAAAATGAAACAGGAGAAGTTATAGCTGTTGGACCAGGAAAACCAACAATTAGTGGAACATTTATTTCTACACAACTAAAAATAGGAGATAAAGTAGTTCTACCAACAATGGGTTTTACTAAACTACCCTATGATGGGGAAGAGTATTATGTTGGTCCTGAAAACCAAATCCTTGCTAAAATTACTGAAACCATTGATGTTTCAGAAATATTAGAAGAAACTAAAGAATCATTAACCGAAGAAGAAATTAAAGATTTATCGCATGAGTAAACAAGTTATATTAGGTTCTGAAGCAAGAACCAATCTAGTAAAAGGGATTGATACATTAGCAGATGCAGTAGTATCAACATTAGGACCCAATGGAAGAAATGTAGTAATAGCAAATGAAATGGGAGCTCCACAATCAACTAAAGATGGAGTTACCGTTGCAAAATCAATTACATTAAAAGACCCTAATCAAGAATTAGGAGTGCAGTTAGTAAAACAAGCTGCAATAAAAACAGCTGAAAAGGCAGGTGATGGGACAACAACATCTACTTTATTAGCTAGAGAAATGATTAAAGCAGGATTAACAGCTTTAAATAATAATGAAAACGCAGTGCAAATTAAGAGAGATATTGATATTACAGTTAAAGAAGTAGTAAATAATCTTAGAAATAACATTGCAGAAGACATTTCAGGTGAAGAACAGTTAGAACAAATTGCAACAATTTCTGCTAATAATGATCCTGAAACTGGGAAGTTAATTGCTACCGCAATTGAAAAAGTTGGAATGGAAGGGGTTGTCCATATAGAAGAATCAAAAACAGGAGAAACTTATCTAGAAACTGTTGAAGGGTTACAGTTTGATAGGGGGTATAAATCACCTTATTTTGTTACAGATAATAATTCTATGACTTCTGTATTAGATAATCCCCTCGTTCTTATTGCTGATCAAAAAATTACCCAAGTAAAAGAACTACTACCAGTATTAGAAGCAGTATCTGCACAAGCTAAATCATTATTAATTATAGCTGAAGATATAGATAATGAAGCTTTAGCTACTCTTATTGTTAATAAAATGAGGGGTACAATGAAAGTATGTGCTGTTAAAGCACCTGATTTTGGTGATAGAAGAAAATTAGTTTTAGATGATATTGCCACTACAACTGGAGGAATTGTTTTTGATAGGCAAAAAGGAATGAAATTAGATAAATTCAGTTGGGATTGGTTTGGTGAAGCTAGAACAATAACAGTAGGAAAAGAACAAACAACAATAGTAGATGGAAAAGGAACAATTGAATCAATTGAAACACGTATTGAAGAACTACAGCAACAAATCGATAAAGCAACAACACCGTTCGAAACGGAAAAACTCCAAGAAAGACTCGCGAAATTCACAGGAGGAGTAGCGATAATTCATGTAGGTGGAAATACTGAAACCGAAATGAAGGAGAAAAAAGATAGAGTTGATGATGCATTACACGCAACAAAAGCTGCTATTGAAGAAGGAATAGTACCAGGAGGTGGAACAGCATTATTATATGCCTCATCAGGTTTAGAAGCTAAAACAACAGGTGCCCAAATTGTAGTAGAAGCTTGTGCTAAACCATTTAGCCAAATTCTAGTAAATGCTGGGTTTACTGAAGTAAAAGGACAAATATTAGCAGACAATTTAGTCAATTCAGGTAATGATACTTGGGCGGGATTTAATATTAAAACTGAAGAAATAGTAAATATGAAAGAAGCAGGTATTATTGATCCTACTAAAGTAGCCAGAACAGCATTACAAAATGCAGCATCAGTTGCAGGTACAGTATTACTTACCGAATGCACAGTAGTAAATGAACCAAGTGAAGATAACAATCAACCTCAAATGGATCCATCCATGATGGGGATGATGTAATAATTAATAAATAAAAAATAAAAAAAATGACAAAAAATGAAATCTTTGAGATTATTGAAACAAATTTCAATATCTTAGCAGCGGAAAATGATGGAACTACAAAAGCAAGTCAAGCACGAGCTAGAAAAGCAGCACAAGCTATTAAAAGAGTAATCACAGATTATAAAAAAGCATCTGTGGCTGAGTCCAAATAATTTCGTATATTACCACAATGAAAACAGAATTAATTGAAGGTAAAGTATTAATTGCTAATAGAAAGCCACCTGGTGACAGGTGGCAATTAGCAGATGAACCAGAAGGGAGAATTTATAAAAGTATAACTGACACCCTAGAAGCATATATGCATAAAACAGGATTTAAAGGTCACTATCGATTAGAACCTCTAAATAGTAAATTGTATATTATAGAACAACAAGAAATTGAAATAAAACCAGAACCAATTAAAACATATAATATATATGGGGAGTTCGGAGAATAGTTTATTAGTAGAAAAATATAGACCATCTAAATTAGAAAATTATGTTGGTAATGAGAATATTAAAAAATCTATTTCTAAATATTTAGATCAGAATGATATCCAAAACCTAATATTTTATGGACCAGCTGGAACTGGCAAAACAACTCTTGCTAAACTCATTGTACAAAATCTTGATTGTGATAGCATTTATATTAATGCTTCGGATGAACGTGGTATTGAAACAATTAGAGATAAAGTACAAAGTTTTGCGAGCGTGGCTTCTTTTAAACCACTTAAGGTTGTTATTTTGGACGAGTCTGATTTTCTTACTATTCAAGCGCAAGCTTCGCTTCGTAATATTATTGAAACGTTTTCGCGAACTACTAGGTTTATCTTAACTTGTAATTACGTAGAACGTATTATTGATCCTTTACAGTCTAGATGTCAAGTACTTAAAATTGTACCCCCAACTAAAAAGGATGTTGCTAAACATTTAAATTGGATTTTACAACAAGAATCAATTACACATGATATAAATGATTTAGTACCATTGGTTAATCAATATTATCCTGATTTACGTAAATGTATTAATACAATACAATTATCCACACAAGATAATACATTAAAATTAGACCAATCAGTATTAGTATCATCTAATTATATAGATAAAGTTATTACTTCTCTATCAAAAGGATCTAAATTTAATGATGTACGTCAAATTATAGCTGATGCTAATGTAGATGATTTTGATGAACTGTTTAAAGCATTATACGAAAGAGCATCTGAATATTTACCAGGTAAAGAAGGTACAGTTGCTATTTTAATAAATGAACACCAATATAAAGCAAATTTCCGTATCGACAAGGAAATAAATACAATGTCGTTAATTCAAAACTTAATAAATAATAAATAATTATGGAATCATCACAATTAAACCAACCTCAAATTGATTTAAAAAACACTAGTGAAGTTAAAAATTTTAATGGGGGTTATTTATTCCAACAAGGAATAATCCTAAGAAAAGTATCTAAATTTGTAGCTGGAACTAATGAAGATGCTATTATGCCTATCCCTGTATTTTTTGATCCTGAAACAAATAAAATCTTAACAGATTCAGTACCTAAGGATTTAAGGGAAGAAATGGCAGATGAGCTTTGTTAAATGAAAAACATTTTTGATTGGTTAAAAGCAATTAACACTACTAAACCTCCTGTTGAGTCTTTTACTAATAAAGATTGGGAGGTTTGGAATAGTTATATGATTCATAGGTTTTTATCTATGGATTGCTCTAATATTGAATTAGTAAATGAAATCCAAGAAATATTACCTATTGATAAGAAAAAAATATATTCTGTTTATAAAGAATTTATTCCTAAAAATAATAAATGGAATAAATATATTAAGTCTAAAATAAAACAACCAAATAAAGATTTAGTAGATTATATTAAGGATTATTACGAATGTTCTTCAAAAGAAGCAAAAGAATATATAGGTATATTGGGTTCTACAAAAATAAATCGTATATTACAAGATATAGGATTAGATAAAAAAGAAATAAAACCTTTATTAAAGTGAAAATACAAATAAAACATCTTCAAACTAAACCTAATGATGAAAGAGAAACTATTTCTTTTAAATCAATATCTAGTTTAGAACAGTATGGAATTGATTATGAAAGGATAATTAATAAACCTTATAATAAAATTGCCCCTAAATATCACTGTAGAAGACCTGAACATATAAGCCCAGACAACCAACCCGGAGAACTTTATTCGGGAGCAGGAATTGGGTATTTAACGGGTAGGCATTATGGGTGTTTTGAAGCGCATACGAATGTTTTAAAAAACCTAAATGAAGATTATAATTATACCATTATTTTTGAAGCGGATGCACATCTAGAAGTAGATGCTAAATCTTTTTCAAAAATATTAAAAACTATATGCGAGGTAATGGAAAAAGACGATGTTTATTTTCTTTCATTAGCTAATAATCCTTCTAGAACTAAAGAATCTGTCCATGATATTTTATTTAAAACACATCCTGGTCAAGACTTAGCCCATGCTTATGTAGTAAGAAATAAAGATAAAAATTGGTGGTTAAAAAATTTAGAAAAAATTGGATGGGATGGGTATGATATTTGGTTAAATCTTGTATTTTTTGATGATCCAAAAAATAGATATACTACTAAAATAGAATATGTAAAACAAATAGATGGAGTATCTCTTATAGATGGAGAATATAAAATTTGGAACCAAGGCAAATCAACTAGGAACCCTGAAGATAAACCAATTTTAATAATATCCTCAGGCAGAAGATTTAATTATTTAAAAGAAACTATTGAAGGGTTAAACCAACACACTTTAAATCTAAAGGATGTATTTAAAAATATTTGGATTCTAGATGATAGATCTTCTTTAAATGAAAGGGTTTTGATAGAAGAATTAATGACAAAATATTTTGGGGATAAATACCAATCTATATATTTTAATAGTAATGAGCCCTATGCTTTTGTAGATAAATTTAATATGATTAGAAAATTATCTGAAAAAACAGATATAATTTTCTTTTTAGAAGATGATTGGGTATTAAATAAACCCTTTAATTTTCAACACCACACTGATGTTTTAAGGAATAGTGAGTGGACTTCAATTTCATTTACCGATCCCCTTTGGTTACAAGATGAATCACTACAGGGGCATGCTATAGAGGGGGGATATTGGAAAAACCCATACCCTGGGGTTTATAAACATCCTTTATTATGGTTTGGAGAAAAACATTGTAGATGGGCAGCTGGTACTATAAATAATTATACAAATAACCCAAATTTATCTAAGGGAGAAATATATCATAAAGCAAAATTTAAAAATATAAAAAATTTCGAATGGGAATTTGCAGAAACAATACAAGGTAACCATGTCTTCCACCAGGATTGTTTTTTTAACCATGTCGGAGAAAATAGTTTAATTAACCAATTATAAAATAAAATGACAAAAGAATTATACACTATGCTAAAAAAATCTGCTGAAGCAGATCAAGCAAAAGCCAAATTATCATTAGATCTATTAGGAAATCACGCAGTAGGAATTGGAGACCATTCAACTGAAGATTTTTACAAAAATGCTGAGGAAGCACTTATGATGTTAGTCGATGCCGAAGATAAATTAAAAATTTTAGAAAAATATTATAACTTATCAATACAAGTAAATGGGTGATACTGTAACTAAATGGCATGAAATGCAAGAAGATATGAGCGATAGAGAAATCATGGATGCTAAACATCCAGAAGCAGCAGCAGTAAGAGTATTTGAAAAAGAATACCCAGAATTATCAGATGAGTTTAAACAAATACAAAAAGAAATGTATGAAATGTTTGCTCGTAAACATATGGATTATGGTTTAAATAACATTGCTTTAGGTGGAGATATCGTTAATAACAGCGATGATAAACAATTTTCACTAACTGGGTTGTGTATTAGATTAACTGATAAAATATCACGTTTAAAAAACCTATTAATTAATGGTAAAGCATTTGTTGAAGGTGAAGGTATACAAGATACATTTATAGATATTGCCAATTATGGAATAATCGGTCTTTTAGTAGGTCGAGATAAATGGAAAAAATAAATTCTATTGAAAAAATACCTTTCAATATTAGTTCCAAGTAGGAATAGACCAAAAAATGTTATAAGGCTTTGTGATTCTTTATTTTCTAGATCTAAATTTCCTAATCACATAGAAGTTTTATTTTATTTTGATAATGATGATGATTATTTAAATGAATATCCTTCTTTACTAAAAAAATACAATCAAAAATATCCTTTATCTATTAAGATAGAAATAGGTCCTCCTTTAATTTTAAGTGATTATCCAAATAAACTTTACAAATTAGCAACATCAGATATCTTTTTTAATTTAGGTGATGATAATATATGTGTTAAAGATAATTGGGATGAAATTATAATTAAAAGTATTAATGCTTGTCCTAATAAAATGAATTTCGTATATTGGAATGATGGTCATTGGGGAAAAAAGTTAGCAACCCACCATTGTCTTCATCGTAATTACGTAGAATGTTTAGGATATTTTTATCCTCCTATATTTGATTTTGAAGAAGCAGACAGATGGATGTCAGAAGTAGGATTTAACTCTAATACTAATTATTATATAGATGAGATATTATTTTCTCATGAACATTATAGTAAAGGAAAAAGTGAGTTTGATTCTACATATGAAAGAAAAATTAATTCACAAAAAGAATTTAATAATCATATTCTTTATGATAGAACTACACATTATAGAGAATTAGATATTAAAAAAGTTATAAATAAAAAAAATAATTTTGGCTAAAAAAATCCCAAAAATCATAAAGGAGATTAGGAATAATCCCCCATCACCTATAAATTTTGCATTCCAAAAGAATATTTCTTATTCTCAAATGTCAATATTTAGAGGATGTCCTCATAGGTGGAAACTACAGTATAAAGATAAAATCAAAAGATTTACATCTTCTATACATACTGTATTTGGAACAGCTATACATGAATCGATGCAACATTACCTAGATATAGCATATGAAAAATCATTCGCAGCAGCAGATAGAGAAATAGATATAAAAGAACATTTTCAAAATGTTTACATATCTGAATATCAAACACAATATAAGAAGAATAATAATGAACATTTCTCAGATGCTAATGAAATGAGGGAATTTTTTGAAGATGGGGTTGCTATATTAGAATGGTTTAAAAAGAAACGTACAAGATATTTTTCTAAAAAAGGTACATATTTAGTTGGTTGTGAATTACCAATTATAATAGCGCCAAATAAAATGTATAACAACGTATTATACATGGGGTATCTAGATGTTGTCACATATTGTGAAACAACAGATACATTTAAAATAATCGATATAAAAACCAGTACTAAGGGGTGGAACGATTATGCTAAAAAAGATGAAGATAAACAATATCAATTATTATTATATAAACAATATTTTTCTGAACAATATGGAATACCATTAGATAAAATTGAAATTGAGTTTATGATATTAAAAAGAAAAGTGCTGGATATGGATGATGAAAATATAATGTCACCTTATCAAGCATATAGGGTTCAACAATTTACACCACCTAGTGGAAAAATTAAATTAGGAAGAGCAAAATCCGCTATTAATGATTTTATTAATGAATGTTTTACCTCAAATGGGGATATTAAAGAAAAAAATTATCCCCCAACACCCTCAAAATGGACTTGCAATTTTTGTCCATATAAAGAAGAAAAAGAATTATGTGGAGAAGGTATAATCTGCTAATTTTTATATATATGTATACCTAAATAATGTTATTAAAATAAAGATTATGAGCGTAAAAAAAGATATGATACTAACAAGTGTTAAAGTCAAAAGCGATTTATTCGAGAATTTTAAAATTGAATGTGTAAAAAGAAAATTTTCCTTTCAAAAACTTGCTGACCGCAGTTTGTTTTTGTATCTTACGGATGAAGATTTTCGTAAATCAATTACAAACCAAACTAATCTCGAACTATAAATCTAAAAATAAATGAATAAAAGTTTTAAACATCTTCCTAAAGACAAAAGGAAGAAAATATTATTAATCTGTGATGATATTAGAGTCCATTCAGGAATAGCTACTGTAGCAAAACAAATAGTTTTAAAAACTGCTCACCATTTTAATTGGGTTAACATTGCAGGTGCTATTAAACACCCCGAAGTGGGAAAACGATTAGATTTATCCCAAAGTGTTAATGATGAAGTAGGAATCTCAGATAGCTCGCTAATGTCATATCCTGTAAATGGATATGGGGATGCAAATATTATTAGAAAGGTTATGGAGTTAGAAAATCCTGATGCTATAATGTTAATTACTGATCCTAGATATTTTATCCATATTTTTAATATGGAAGTAGAACTTAGAAAAAAAGTACCAATTACTTATTTAAATATTTGGGATGATTACCCCGCACCTATGTACAATCAACCATATTATAAAGCTTGTGATTTACTAATGGGTATATCAAAACAAACTGTTAATATTAACAAAATTGTATTAGAAGAGGACGCTAAAAATAAAGTAATTAGATACATACCTCATGGTTTAGATCATAATATATATAAACCTTTAGATGAAGATGATCCTCAACTTGTTGACTTTAAGAAAAACTTTTTTGGAAATGATATTCCTGAATTTGTTGTGTTTTTTAATTCAAGAAATATTAGACGTAAATCAATTCCTGATACAATGTTAGCTTTTAGAGCTTTTTTAGATTCTTTACCTAAAGAAAAAGCAGAAAAGTGTAAATTATTAATGCATACTGAAAAAGTTACAGATGCAGGAACAGATTTATATAAAGTAAATGAATATTTGTTTGGGGAAGATTACCCAAATGCCATTAAATTTTCTCACCATAAATTAAGTTTAGAAGAACTAAATTATTTATATAATATTGCAGATGTGCAAGTATTAATTACATCAAATGAAGGATGGGGATTAACTTTAACAGAAGCCATGCTCTCAGGAACCCCAATAATAGCAAATGTAACAGGTGGGATGCAAGATCAAATGAGATTTATTGATGAAGAGGGAAAATGGTTTGTACCAAGTCCTGATGTGCCATCTAATCATAGGGGTACATACAAAGAACATGGTGAATGGGCATTCCCAGTTTACCCAACTTCTAGATCGATTCAAGGTTCTCCTCCAACACCTTACATTTATGATGATAGGTGTGCTTGGGAAGATGTAACTGAAAGATTTAAAGAAGTTTATAATTTACCTAGTAAAGAAAGAAAATTATTAGGGTTAAAAGGAAGAGAATGGGCTATAAGTGATGAAGCAGGTTTTACAGCAGAACATCAAGGTAATAGAGTAATGGAGGCATTTAATACTTTATTTGATACTTGGAAACCTAGAGAAAAATATGACATTACTAATGCCACAGAATATAAAGGACACCATTTAAAACATAAAATTTATTATTAATGAATAAACCAGTTTTTGTAATTAGTTGTCCCTTTGATACCTATTCTGGGTACGGGGGAAGATCAAGAGATTTAGTTAAATCTATAATTGAATTAAATAAATACGACGTAAAATTATTATCTCAAAGATGGGGTAGTACTTCATGGGGGTTTTGTAAAGACCACCCAGATTGGAATTTTTTATTAAAACATCAAATCCCAAATATGACATCTCAACCTGATATTTGGATGCAAATTACTATTCCAAATGAATTTCAACCTGTAGGAAAATATAATATTGGGTGTACTGCTGGAATTGAAGCTACTGCTTGTAAGCCTGAATGGATTAAAGGATTAAATAGAATGAATTTAAATTTAGTTTCTTCTAGTTTTGCAAAAGGAATGTTTGAAAGTATTTCTTATGAAGAAAAAAATAAACAAACAGGCCAAAAGATATCAGATATTGTTTTAGAAAAACCTATAGAAGTAGTACTTGAAGGTGCTAATTTAGATATTTACAAAACAATTCAATCAAATAATATTAAAACTATTAAACTTTCAGAAATTAAAGAATCTTTTTGTTATTTAGCTGTAGGACATTGGATGCAAGGGGAGTATGGTCATGATAGAAAAAATATGGGAGTATTAGTTAAAAATTTCTTTGAGGCTTTTAAAGGACATAAAAAACCAAAACCAGCTCTAATTTTAAAATCATCAGCAGGGGTTGCTTCTTATATAAGTCGACAAACTATTTTAGATAAAATTAAAGAAATTAGGAAAACAGTTAATTCAAATAATTTACCTAATGTGTACTTAATTACTGGAGAATTTAGTGATATAGAAATGAATGAGTTATATAATAATCCTAAAGTAAAAGCTATGGTATCTTATACTAAAGGAGAAGGATTTGGTAGACCTTTATTAGAATTTAGTTTAACAGGCAAACCTATTATAGCTTCAGGATGGTCAGGACATTTAGATTTTATTAAACCTGATATGAGTACTTTAATAAATGGTAGTCTAGAAAACGTCCACCCTAGTGCTGCTAATGATTGGCTAATACCCCAAGCCCAATGGTTTAAGGTTGATGAAAATGATGGTATTAGGCATTTAAAAGATTGTTATAGAAAATATAAACCTTATCTTAATAGAAGTAAACTTCAAAAAACATTTAGTAAGAAAAATTTTGGATATGAATCTATGAAGGAAAAAATAGAATTAATATCTAATAATCACATCCCTAATTTTCCTACTCAAATGAATTTAAATTTACCTAAAATGAATAAAATTTCTTTACCCCAAAAACCAAAAAATTTATAATATGAATTTTGATGAATTAATAATCTGTTCACGCTGTGGATCAGATGCCTGTTATAAACAAGAAGTAACAAAAGATATTTCTTTAGAATTATGTTATGGGTGTGGCTTCCAGTCTAATTCTTTAATGAAAAAAGGAACAGAATTTTTTAATGAACAATTTGAGTTACTACCTGAACTATATAAATTATTAATGGATGAAGAGGAAGAAACTGGAAAAATTTGGATGCCCACTCATATTAATATAAAAGAAAAAGGAACAATATTTGCTTATGGGGCTAGCAGAGATAGTTGGCAATGGGCAGCTGCAAAAGCAATTCCTGATGATGAAAAAGGATTTGTAACAAATATGTCTAATTTAAAACTTTTTAAGGAAAGTGATTTTATAGAAGCTTTATCATATATTGAAGTTATACCATGAAATTAGGAAATTTAGTAGAAAAAATAATATCTATTATTACTTTAGGGCAGGGTAAAAAAATAGCTATGTATGTAGCTAAATTAAGAGGAAAAGAAGACTGTGGTTGTGATAGAAGAAAAAAAAAGTTAAACAATATAAATTTTAATAAAATGCAATTTACAAATAATTTAATAAAATTAGATTGGTCAGATAGATGGGATAATATTAGGTCTCAAGTTCCTTGCTCATGTGATTTTGATTTTGCTACTTTATATGTAAAAAATAGGGTAGGGTCAAACATACATGAAGAAAGATTAATAGCTGCTCCATACATGAATGGAACAGTAAAATATAAAGAAGTATCATTTCCTTCATTTATTACACCCCAAACATTTGATATTTCTTTTCATAAAACAGAAGGGGGATTAATAACAGAAAATAAAATTAAAATAAATTAAATATGAAAATATTAGTAACTGGTGGAGCAGGATTTATAGGTACAAATTTAATCAAAAAACTACTATCAGAAGGACATGAAGTTCATTCATTAGATGATTATGAAACAGGTTTAGAAGAAAACCATCAAGAAAAAGGAATTTACCATCGTAACGATATTACTAATATTAATACCATGGATAAAGATTTTGATTATATATATCATTTAGCTGCATTAGCACGAATTCAACAATCATTTAATAATCCACAAGAAACATTTAGGGTTAATTCTGTTGGTACTCAAAGAGTTTGTGAATTTGCTAGATTAACAGGAGCTAAATTAATATATGCAGGTTCATCTTCTAGATGGTGTGATCCACATACTTCTCCTTATTCTACTAGTAAATTTTTAGGAGAAGAAATTATTAAAATGTATCGTAGAACTTATGGTTTAAACATGGAAATAGCTAGATTTTATAATGTTTATGGTCCTCATGAAATTGTAGATGGAACTTGGGCTGCAGTAATAGGTATTTGGAGAAATCAGGTAACTAATGGGGAAAAAATAACAATTATAGGTGATGGTGAACAACGAAGAGATTTTACTCATGTTGATGATATTGTTGAAGGACTTTTTAGAATAGGATTTAAAGATATTAAACATAAAGACGCTTGGGAATTAGGAACTGGTATTAATTATTCAATTAATGACGTTTACCAAATGTTTAGAGAAAGATTTGGAGTTGATTTTATTACCTTACCTGACCAACCAGGAAATTATAGACAAACTTTAAGGGAAAATGATGATAGTTTAGATAGATTAGGTTGGGAACCTAGTGATAAATTAAAAGATTATATTTTTAGTTTAAGTAAAGATTAATATATGAAAATAAGTTACGCAATCACAGTCTGTAATGAGTTTGTTGAAATCCAAAAATTAGTTTCTTTCCTTTTAAAGAATAAAAGAATTGAAGATGAAATAGTTATTTTATTTGATGTTACAAATGGGGATGAAGCTATAGAAGAATATCTAAGAGCAAAATCAGTTAATAGTGAATTCAATTGGATTAAGGGTGATTTTAAAGGACATTTTGCTGATTGGAAAAACTATCTTACTACTCTATGCTCAGGTGATTATATATTCCAGATAGATGCTGATGAATATCCTAACAAAGAGTTACTAGAGACACTTCCATTTTTACTTGAGATGAATAAAGATGTCGATGTTATACTAGTACCTAGAGTAAATACAGTAGAAGGTTTAACTCAAGATCATATTGCTAAATGGGGATGGAGTGTTAATGAAAAAGATTGGGTGAACTGGCCTGATTATCAGTGGAGAATATACAGGAACTCAGACAAAATAAAATGGGTAAATAAGGTACATGAACGTTTAGAGGGGTTTAATCAATATGCTACACTTCCTATGGAAGAAGGTTTCGCTCTGTATCACCCTAAAGAAATTGAGAGACAAGAAAAACAAAACGCTTATTACGATACATTATGAAAAAAGTATGGGTTAATGGGTGTTTTGATATATTACACCGCGGGCATTATGAACTATTTAATTATGCTAAATCTTTAGGAGATAAACTTATTGTAGGCATTGACTCAGATGAAAAAGTATCAAAAGATAAAGGTGCAGATAGACCCTATAATAAGTTAAAAGACAGAGTTTATGCCTTAGAAAGCTTAAAAGCTGTAGATGAAGTAATGGTATTTGATAATAGGGACCATCTTGAATGGTTAGTACAAATAACCAAACCAGATATTTTAGTAGTAGGGAGTGATTGGAAAGGAAAAGAAATAGTAGGTGGGCAATATTCAAAAGAAATTGTATATTTCAGTAGAATAGGAAATTATTCTACAACAAACATTTTATCAAATGAGAGAAAGTAAATTATACCCGGATAGGCAAAAAAAAGCTTATGTAGATATAGATGAAACTATATGTTTTTATAAGGATAAAAGAATATATGAATTAGCTGAACCTAACATGACTAATATTAATAAAATTAATAAGTTAAAAAAAGAAGGATGGCATATTACTTATTATACAGCAAGAGGGGGAGCAAGTAAAATTGATTATACAGAACTAACAACAAACCAACTAAATGAATGGGGATGTCTTTTTGATAATTTAATTGTTGGTTATAAAGATAACCCTCAAACACCAACTAAACCTTCTTATGATTTAATTATAGATGATAAGGCAAAACGAATAGAAGAATTATGATAGTAAAACCAAAAATTGTCCAAAAAGGATGGGGAGAAGAAGTATGGATCCACAACGATGAAGAATATTGTGGGAAATTACTTAGATTTTTTAAAGCAGGAAACAAATTTTCATTACATTACCATATAATTAAAAAAGAATCTTGGTATGTAGGTAAAGGGAGTTTTGAATACATTTGGCTAGATACTGAAAAAGGTATAGAACATACAACTACTATACCTACTGGGACTTGTCTTACAATAGAAAGAGGATCACCCCACCAACTCATTGCTTTAGAAGATATGTCAGAAATTTTTGAAGTATCAACAGAACACTTTGATGAAGATAGTTATAGAATTAGAACCGGAGATAAATTATGAAAAGAAAATACTTACCAACATTATCAGAATTAGTAGATAGATTATCTATTGTACAACTAAAAGAAGTCTTTATTACAGAACATAAAGAAGAATATGCTAAAGAAATAGCAGAAATAACCCATGATATAGGAGAAATTCTTAAAGAAGGTGATATTAAGTTAACTGGTGAAGATGTCAGAGCAATAGTAGTATTGTCTCAAATGAATCTTCATATTTGGCATAATGAAACCAAATATAGAGCAGGAACGGGGGATGGTAATTTAGGATTAACACATGGGTTAAACGGAATAAGAAATACTGCAAAAAATAAAATCCAAGAAAATGAAGGTGGAAGAAAAGACTATAAAGTAGATTGTATCGCGGCTGAATTTAAAGATTGGGAAATTAGTTGGTAAAATGAAAATACACCAAAAATTTAGAATAGAAGGATATTTTGATAACTTTATTAAAAAATATAAAGATTATCCAATTACTATATACACCGATCACCCAGTCCAACCCCAAGATATAGATTACAATAGAATTAATCTTTTTATGATTCATGAACCTAATGAAATATTTAATATACATAATTGGGTAATCCAAAACCATCATTTATTTCAGGGGGTAATAAGTTGGAGTAAAGATTTAGTAAAATCTATTCCTAATGGGATTGAATTTCCTTGTAGTTGGAGAATGAATGGTAATTCTGTTTGGGAGTTTTTAGGACCTAAAAAATTTGAAGTAACTTTTTTATGTGGTACAAAGAAAATTACTGAAGGTCATAAATTAAGACATAAAGTTCTTGAGTTAAAAGATAATATAAGCGTACCTCATAGGTTTTATGAAACCCTAGAAGATTGGGATACCTCAACAAATACTAGACCAGGTTATAGTGAATATTCTAAAGATTTATCCCATATTCCAAATGCTGCTAAATTTGAACCTAACATATATGGGAAAAAAGATTTATATATAAATTCTATGTTTAATATAGGAATAGAAAACGTAAAACATGATAATTGGATTAATGATAAATTATATTCATGTTTTTCATCCTTAGTAGTTCCTATATATTGGGGTTGTGAAAATCTTGAAGAACTTGGATATGATGAAAGAGGGGTTATTAGATTTAATAGTAAAGAAGAGTTAAAGTATATTTTAGATAATTTAACAGAACAAGACTACCATGATAGGTTAGAGTATCTTAAACATAATTATGAAGTTAATAAAAAGGATACATTAGAAGATAATCTTTCTTATATTTTAGACGAATTAATTAAATTAAATAATATATGATATTCCCAGAAGTAAAAATTTATCAACCTGATTCATTTGAAGATTTTAGAGGTGAATTATATACTTTATTCAAACAAGAAGAAAGTAATTTAATATTTAACCATGATAAAGTTTCTATATCTACTAAAAATGTTTTAAGGGGATTACATGGTGATTCAAAATCTTGGAAACATATTTCTTGTTTAGCAGGAAAAGTATTACTAGTAGTAGTTGATAATAGAAAAGAATCAGAACATTATTTAAAGTGGGATTCTATAGTTTTATCTTCAAAAAATAGAAAGTCTGTTTTAATTCCTCCTATGTTTGCAAATGGACATTTAATTTTAAGTGATGAAGCTACATTTTTTTATAAATGGTCATATAAAGGAAAATATCCTGATGTAAAAGATCAATTTACTTTAAAATGGAATGATCCAAAATTAAACATTCATTGGCCTATTTCAACTCCTATTTTATCTAAACGTGACTATTAAATTAATTTTTATTATATTAACCGTATGAATATACCAAAAAAATACACTAAAGTTCGGGATATAAACATTGCACCCGAAGAGCTTATTAATTTTGAGACTAAAGTTAAAGAAGCTTATGAAAACGCTCAAATTCAAGGTCCTGTTCATTTATCTAAAAATAATGAATCAGATTTAATTAATCTATTCCAGTACATCCACCCTGAAGATTGGGTTTTTTCAGCCTGGAGAAATCATTATCATGCTTTACTCCATGGGGTAGATGAAGATAAATTATTTAATTGGATTAAAGAAGGCAGAAGTATGGGAACTAATAATACAAACCCAAACTTTTATGCTTCGTCTATAGTAGGAGGAATTATACCCATTGCTTTAGGTGTAGCTGCTGGATTGAAACGGTCAAACTCCCAACGTAGGGTTTGGTGTTTTATAGGTGATATGACAATGGAAACAGGAGTATTTTGGGAAGCTTATAAATATTCTCAAAATATGAATCTTCCTTTACAGTTTGTTGTAGAGGATAATAATCTAAGTGTACATACACCAACAGATATAGCTTGGGGAAAAAGAATGAATCCCCCAGAAAATGTAATTTATTATCAATACGAAATGTCGTATCCACATCATGGAACAGGCAAATGGGTAAACTTTTAAAAATATGAAATATAAAGAACAATTAGTAAAATCAATGGAATGGTTGGCAGAAAAACCAGATACCTTATTTACAGGACAAGCTATGGGAATGTCAGGCCATGCAATATCAGGAACAGTAGCAAAGGTTTCTCAAGATAAAAGAGTAGAACTTCCTGTATTTGAAGAAACACAATTAGGAATGGCAACAGGTATGGCATTAGAAGGGTGGGTACCAATTACAGCTTATCCTAGATTTGATTTTTTTATCCTGTCACTAAACCAATTAGTTAATCATTTAGATAAGATTCAAGATATGTCTAAAGGGGATATGAAACCAAAAGTTATTATTAGAGTAGCAGTAGGATCAAAAGTACCTTTTAGTGCTGGTCCTCAACATACTCAAAATCATACTGAAGCTTTACGTAAAATGCTTACTGAAATTGAAGTAGTAGAATTAATAGAACCTGAAGATATATTTCCAGCTTTTGAAAAGGCATATAATGGTGATAAATCTACATTAATAGTTGAACACAGCGAATTTTATAATAGTAAATAATATGTTTAAATGGCCACTTATAAATGATAATATCACTCAAAGTGATAGAAAAATATTATCCGATTTTTGCTTAAATGGGGAACGTTTTACTAATGGACCTAAAGTAAAAGAATTTGAAAATCTATGGTCTGAATGGCTAGGAGTAAAACATACTGTAATGGTAAATTCCGGGGCGTCATCAAACTATATTTCTATTGCCATGGTAAAAGAATTAGTTGGTAAAGGTGAAGTTATAGTTCCTCCTATAGGATGGGTGTCAGATATTTCATCAGTATCTCAATTGGGTATGACACCTGTATTTGTAGATGTATCTTTAAATGATTTTAATATAACAGCTGAAAATATTAAAAAAGCTATTACTAAAGATACTAAAGCTATAGTATTAGTACATACATTAGGTTTTCCTGCTATAAATGATGAAATTATTAAAATAGCTAGGGATAATAATATTATGTTAATTGAAGACTGTTGTGAAGCACATGGTGCAACCTACAAAAATAAACGTGTAGGTTCATTTGGTGATATTTCTTTATTTTCTTTTTATTTTGGACATCATATCACTACAATTGAAGGTGGTGTAGTATGTGTTAAAGATGATAAATTATATGATTTAGCTAAATTATTTCGTTCACACGGAATGACTAGAGAGGCATCTAAAGAATTACAACAAGAATATCAACTTAAATATCCAAATTTAAATCCTTTATTTACTTTTGCTGTAGCAGGATTTAACATGAGATCAAGTGAAATAAATGCTGTTTTAGGAATTGAACAAATGAAACGTTTAGATTCTAATATAGAACATAGACGTATAAATTTAGATGTTTGGTTAGATAATTTAGATAATTCTAAGTTTATAACTTCTTTTAATAGGCAAGGTAATAGTAATTTTGCTTTACCTTTAATGATGCAAGAATCAAATAAAAATAAATTAAAAGATGTTTGTTTTATTTTAGAACAAGAAGGTGTTGAATATAGATTAGGTACCGCTGGAGGCGGGAATCAAGCACTTCAACCCTATCTAGAAAAAGTACCTTATAAAATAGATGGAATATTAACATATGCTAATTATATTCATAATAATTCCTTATATGTAGGTAACCATACAGATTTAACAAATAACCAAATTATTAACCTTTGTAAAAAATTAAATAATGTTTAAAGATCAAAAAGTATTAGTAACAGGTGGTGGGGGAATGATTGGACGTTCCTTAGTTAAGTTTCTTTTAGAAAAAGGAGCTCAAATAACCATAGCAGATTTAACAGAACCCTCAGATTTACCTGAAAATGTTAGTTATACAAAAGTAGATTTAAGATATTTTTCCCAATGTGAAGAAATTTGTAATGGTATGGATTATATTTTTAATTTAGTAGGTGTTAAAGGATCCCCTAAAATGTGCGCAGAACAACCAGCTGATTTTATGGTTCCTATGTTACAATTTAATACTAATATGATGGAAGCTGCTCGTAGAGCTAATGTTAAATGGTATCTATATACAAGTTCAGTTGGAGTATATGCCCCTGCTGCTGTATTTGTAGAAGATAGTGTTTGGGAAACAGTACCTTCACCTAATGACCGTTTTGCTGGATGGGCTAAAAGAATGGGTGAATTACAAGCTGAAGCATATTCAATTCAATATAACTGGGATAAAGTATCAATTGTAAGACCAGCAAATGTATATGGTAATTATGATAACTTTAACCCTGCAAATGCAATGGTTGTACCTTCACTTATTAGAAAAGCCCAAGAAAATAGTATTCTTGAAGTTTGGGGTGATGGAACAGCAGTTAGAGATTTTATACATGCTGATGATGTAGCATTAGGAATGATCTTTGCCGTTGAAAACCAAATTACTAAACCAATCAATCTAGGATCAGGTGAAGGATATTCTATTAAACAAGTAGTTGAAATGGTGGTTAAACATGCTAATAAACCACTTAAAATAAAGTGGTTAACTGACAAACCTTCAGGTGATGCTTTAAGATTATTTGATATGACTAGAGCTAAATCTTATGGGTATGATATCTCAGTTGGTTTAGATGAAGGTATTAAAAGAACTACTGAATGGTTTACTAATAATAAAGAAATTTTAGATAAACGTTATAATGCATTTGTAGACCACTAATGGTTAAATATCTTATTTCAGGAAATAAAAGTGGATTAGGTAAATACTTATTTGATAATTTACCTAATTCTATTGGATTTGGAAGGGGCCAACAACATATAATCCAAAATTGTGATAATATAATACATTGTGCTTTTAACAAAACAAATGATATTACAAACCATTATCAATATTTAGAAGATAATATATTTTTAACTAAGAATTTATTAAATTGTTATAATAAAAAGTTTATTTATATTTCTACTATCGATGTTTACAATCAAACCCCAACTATGTATTCTTTATTTAAACAATTTGCTGAATCCATAGTATTAAACCATCCTAATACTCTTGTATTAAGGTGTTCTATGATGTTAGGTCCTACAATGAAACCTAACCATGTTACTAAATTAAAAAATAATAATGAAAAAATTGGGTTAAGTGGTGAGTCTACTTTTAATTACATTTTAATGGAAGACATTTATAATTTTATAATTAATGAAGATTTATCCCAATATAATGGAATTATAGATTTTACTTCAAATTCAAATACTAAATTATCAGAAGTTAAAAAATATTTTAACTCAAATACTAAATTAGGAGATTATAAGTATGAATCTTTAAATTTGGAGAATACAAATCCAATTCATATATTAAACTCCAAATATAATAAATCATCAATAGACAATTTAAAAACTTATTTTACATGAAAACAATATTAATTTGTGGCGCTACTGGTTTTATAGGTAGAAACCTTTTAGAATATTATTACAAACAAGGAAAATATAAAATTATAGCAACCCACTATAATAGACCAGCAATTGATGGGTATGATGGAGTAAAATGGGTTAATATTGACCTAAGAGACCCTATTGCCGTTAAATCAATACTTAATGGGGTTGATATAGTATTACAATTTGCCGCTACAACATCAGGCTCTAAAGATATAATAACAAGACCTTATATCCATGTTACAGATAACGCTGTAATGAATAGTTTATTGCTTAGAGAATGTTATGAACAAAATATAGAACATTTTGTTTTTCCTAGTTGTACTGTTATGTATCAACCTTCTGATAAGGCTTTATCTGAAAATGACTGGAATGGGAATGATGAAATATTTCCAACTTATTTTGGTGTAGGTAATACTAAGGTTTATATTGAAAAAATGTGTGAATTTTTCTCAAGGTTAGGAAAAACTAAACATACTGTTATGAGACATTCAAATATGTATGGTCCTTATGATAAATATGATTTAGAACGATCCCATATGTTTGGAGCTACTATAACAAAAGTTATGACTTCACAAAATGGAAAAGTAAATGTTTGGGGTACAGGTGAAGAATCTAGAGATTTATTATATGTTGATGATTTAGTAGAATTTGTAGACGCTGCTATCAACAACCAAAAATCAGATTATGAATTATTTAATGTAGGATTAGGTAAAGCCACCCAAGTTAAAGATGTAGTATCTAAAATCATAACCCATTCAGGAAAAGATTTAGAAATGGTACATGATTTATCAAAACCAACTATACCTACTTCTTTATTTTTAAATTGTAAAAAAGCAAAAGATTTATTAGATTGGGAACCTAGAACAACCCTAGATGAAGGTATTAAGAAAACAATTAAATGGTATAAAGAAAATGAGTAAAACAGCATTTATTACAGGCATAACGGGGATGGTAGGTTCACATTTAGCTGATTATTTATTAAAAAATACAGATTGGAAGGTATTTGGGTTAGCTAGATGGAATGATTCTTTAGAAAATATAGAACATTTATCCGAAAATATTAATAATAAAGAACGTATTGAATTATTATATGGAGATTTAAATGATTTACCATCACTAATTACTGCTATAGAAAAATCAACCCCAAATTATATTTTTCATTTAGCAGCCCAATCGTACCCACAAACCAGTTTTGACGCGCCTATAGAAACGTTACAAACTAATATACTAGGTACTGCAAATCTATTGGAAGCATTACGTAAATCACCGTATAAAAATGCTATAACGCATGTATGTGCATCAAGTGAGGTATTTGGAAGAGTATCTTCAGATAAACTACCTATAAATGAAGAATGTTCTTTCCACCCTGCTTCACCTTATGCTATATCTAAAGTTGGTACTGATTTAGTTGGTAGGTATTATGCTGAAGCTTATGGGATGCAGATTATGACTACTAGAATGTTTACCCACACAGGCCCAAGAAGAGGTGATGTATTTTCTGAGTCTACATTTGCTAAACAAATAGCAATGATTGAAGCCGGTTTACAAGAGCCTAAAATTTATGTTGGTAATTTAGAATCATTAAGAACATATGCTGATGTTAGAGATGCAGTAAAAGCATATTATATGTTAGTAACAAATAACCCAATTGGAGGAGAATATTATAATATTGGGGGAAGTTATACATGCAAAATTTCAGATATGTTACATTATCTAATAAACCAATCTACAATTAATGATATTGAAATAGTAACAGACCCAGAACGTTTACGACCAATTGATGCTGATTTACAAGTACCTGATACTACTAAATTTGAAAATCATACTGGATGGAAACCAGAGTATACTTTCGAACAAACTATGGATGATCTTTTAGATTATTGGAGAAACAAAGTTAAATCAGGTAGAAAATTTTTAAGACGATGAATATATTAGTTATAGGAGATAGTTGTAGTGATATTTTTAGATATGGAAAAGTAACTCGCATAGCCCCAGAAGCACCAGTACCAATTATAATACCAGAAAAAGAAACAGTAAACTCAGGTATGGCTGGAAATGTTGTTGCTAATTTAAAAGCATTAGGGGCAAATGTTGATTTAATTACTAATAAAGAAGAAATACGTAAAATACGTTATGTGTGTTCTAAATACAATCACTTATTATTAAGAGTTGATGAAAATGACACTTGTGCCCCAATTAAAGATATAGAAATAGAAAGGGGTAAATATGATGCGATAATTATTTCTGATTATTGTAAAGGGTTTTTAAATGAAGATATGATTGAAGCAATTTCAAATACTGATGAATGTCCTGTATTTTTAGATACTAAAAAAGTTTTAGGTGATTGGTGTAAAAATATAGATTATATTAAAATAAATTACCAAGAATATTTAAACAATAAAGAAATTTTAAATATGCTTCCTGATTTAAAAAATAAAACCATTGTTACTAGAGGAAAATATGGGTGTGACTTTAGAGACAAAAATTATCCAACTATAGATGTTCCTGTAAAAGATGTTTCAGGAGCAGGTGATACTTTCCTATCAGGTTTAGTTGTGGAATATATTAATAGTGGTTTTAACATTAATTCAGCAATTAAATTTGCTCAAGAGTGCACTACAAAAGTAATCCAAAAATCAGGAGTATCAACAATATGAAAACAGCAGCTTTATTATACGTAAGAAATGATGATTATAAAGAAAATGAAAGAGTTATAGTTACCCTTTCATCTATGTTAGATACCTTTGATGAGGTAATTTTATTAGATTGGAACACCCCAAAAGGTAAAAACCCACTATTATGGGAAATAGAAGATAAATTACCAAAAACTGGTAGGTTAAAACATATGGTAATCCCTCCTAATGCCGCAACTCAACTTACAAACTATGATCCTAAAGCTCAAGCTTGTACTCAAGTATTATCTTCTAATATCATGCTACGTAGAACAGATGCTGATTGGATTGTAGCTACTACTATTGATATTATAGCTCCTAAGAAAGAAACATTAAATACTTTTTTATCAAAGGCGGATAAAAATACTTTTTATACTTTATCAAGAAGAGATTTTGAAATAAGTGAATTAGAAGAATTTGGTTTTGATAGATGGAAAGAATATAGAGACATTTTAGACAATAAATCAAAACCTAGATATTATCCTGCTAAAGTTAGTCCAAATGATGATTATAGTATAATTAACTGTTGTGGTGATTTTCAAATGGCACATAAAGATGTTTGGAATAAAATAAAAGGATATGAAGAAAAAATGATGTATGCTTGTTTCCAAGATACAAACATACAGAAAAAAGCAGTTTTAAATGGGTGTGGTTTAATGGCAATATATGATATTCCCTTTTATCATATGTCCCATAAAGGAATGGGAAATGATGGTAGTTCCCCATCAAAACAACATTACAATGATGTTTGGAAGTGGGTAGAACATTTCCAAACTTCAGAAAACTTAGAAGACTGGGGGTTTAGTAATATTGAAATTGAATATGAAACTTATTAAATTTAATTTGGATTAGCTAATTAGTTTTCGTATATTTACACCTAATTTAAAGGTTATATATTTATGCGACAGACTATTAAAACACCCATTAAAATGAAAATGATTCCTTGTATTAAATGTAGTTCTCCTATGCCCGAATTAAGACTAACGAAATTTGGTTATAAAGTTTGTGTTAATTGCTCAACAGTAGGTACTAAACGTGGTATTCCTGTAATGAGGGGATCAGGTGATCATACCTGGACTGAAACTATTATTATGGAAGAGGATCAATATGAAGAATTTGTAGTAGCATCCGCTCTTGAGCGTGGGGATAAAAATGCTGCTAAAGCTGAAATGTTAAATATGGATAAAGAAGATCGTAATTTACAAGGCCCATTCCAAATAATCAATAATACAGATAAAGATAGAACTTAGTTATGCCCAAACCAAAACCATTATCTAAAGAAATGATAGTGGCGGCTCAAGCAAAAACTAAATCTAATATGGCCGCTGCAAGGTACTTGCATGTTTCTTACCAACATTATAAGAGGTATGCTAAAATGTATAAAGTATTTGAAGGCCATAAAAACCAAAGTGGTAAAGGTATACCTAAATTTTTAAAGGGTACGGGTAAAGAACCTGCACTTTTAGATATTATTGAAGGAAGAGTATCAGCAGCTCATTTTTCTCCTGCAAAAATAAAGTATCGTTTAATAGAGGAGGGATATTTATCAGAGCAATGCTCAATGTGTGGTTTTCAAGAACGTAGGGTACTTGATTATAAAATGCCCTTACTGTTACACTTCAAAGACAATAATAAATCAAATTACACACGCGATAACATTGAGTTACTATGTTATAACCACTATTTCCTTACAGTTGGAGATATATTTACAGAGAAGGATGTTAAACAAATTGAATCGCATCAAGAACATATAGGTACAACTGATAAAGTTGAGTGGGAAGTTGATGATTATCATTTACAACGTTTAAAAGAATTAGGTTTAGAGGATGATGAAGATGATGTAAACCAATATATTTCAAGAATATGAAAAAAGCTAGACGAGCCAGATCAATAAATAAAAAACATCATAAGATTACTCAGGATTATGATAAGCAAAAAAGTAAACATTTAGAAAAATTAACTGATAAAATGCTTAAGAATGATGAAAAAGCAAATCAGTTAAAATCAAAAACAATGAAAGGTGACTTTCTAAAAAACTTTTAATTATGGAAATGGAATTTAAACACAATTGGGAATTTGATACTACAGAACAACTAAATAGTATCTTTAAAGATGGAATGAAAGAATTAAATGATCTAATTGTGGACATTGCTTTGGATAATTTAAAAACAAAACGAAAGCAAATCCCCGTAGTATCAATTTACACTAAGGATGAAGATATGACTTATGATATTATGATTGATCGTCCTGATATGGTTGAAACATTAGAACAAAATTTAACTACAATGGAAGAATATGAGGATTATGAACGTTGTCAAAAGATAGTTAATGCCTTAGATTATTTAAAATTAAAATCTTAATTATGAAAAATTTATTTAAAAATCTGTTTATTATTTTAGGTTTATCCTTATTGATGGCTTTTACTAACTATACTCGTCCTAAAAAGACACCTATTAATACTATATTAAGTGCTCCTGTAGTAAAGATAGATACAAAAATTAAAATAGAAGAAATTAAAATAAAAGGCCATACGGCCTTTTTAACTGCTCTAGGCCATAGGGAATCAGGCAATAGATATCATGTAGTTAACCGTTTTGGTTATATGGGTAAATACCAATTTGGCAAATCAACATTAAAAACATTAAAGATTAAAACCACCAAAGAAGATTTTCTAAATAATCCTAATTTACAGGAAGAAGCAATGAGAAAATTACTTATATATAATAAAAAACGTCTTAAAAAATATATAGATAAGTTTGATGGGCAAGTAATAAATGGTATATTAATAACTGAATCAGGATTATTAGCTGCAGCACACTTAGGAGGTGCTGGTAGTGTTAAAAAATGGTTTAGAACTGGAAAAATAAAACAAGATGGTAATGGTGTAAAAATAACTCAATATATGGAGCAATTTTCTGGTTATAGCTTATATTTATAATCAAAAAAGATTATGGCAAGAGTAGTTGTAGGTGATTACAAACCAAATAAAAGAAAAAAACGACCTGGGGTACACGCAAAAAGCAAATCCAGTAAAATGAAACAAAGTAAAAACTATGTTAAACAATATAGGGGACAAGGGAAATAGAATGAATGTAACAGTAACAAGCTTATTCAATCATATGACAGATGCTGATTTTTTAGCATTACATGAAGCGGGTGAGTTAAAAAATTTCTGTTGGGCTTTATCTGTAGACTTACAATCTAAAAACCATGAAAAAGATAACACTTACACAGCATGAATGGTATGATGCCATGAAACTTCCTACACCTTATAGGAATAAGAAGAAATACTATAGAAAAGAAAAACATAAGAAACGTGGGAGCCAATTTGGTTCCCACAATTATTTTTCGTATATTTACAAGGTAAAATTAAGGTTATGGCTCTCTGGGAATTCAGAAATTTAAATAAACATGGTAATTACAGAAAACGAATTATCCATACTAAAGGTGCATTAAGTATACCTGGTAATGGATTTGGTCCTTCTGTAATGGCAAATAGATTTAAATACAAGTATGAGCATCCGGTTATGCCTCCAATGATATGGAAAAATAATGGTAAAACATATTTAATGCCCTTATGGCAAGAGGTAGTTGAAGGTACTACAGTTGATGATGTAGAATGGGTTAAACCAAAACCTAAGGTTAAACAAGAACCTATTATTGAAACTCATACTAGTAGTAGCAATGCAGATAAAACGTATAAAACAGCATATTACCCCGAATCAGGTAAATTTTATTGTGACTGTCCAGGCAGATGGAGAGCGTTTGATAATCGTTGTAAACACATAAAAGCATTAGAATTAAAAATAAATAAATAAAGGTTATATGGATAAATTAATTGTTAAATTTGAAGGTAAAGAAGAACCAACAGTATATAATATTGTTACTTTTCTTAAGAATAAATCAAAATCAAAAGAAGTATTATTTAGTAATGTTCAAGATTTGATTAGACACCCTTTAACTGAATGGCATGAAATAGTACATGCTGAAGTAAATCGTGGTGAAGGTGATGGTGAATCAAAACCATATGAGTCTAAATATGAAAGAGAAAATATAGCATTACCTAAAGAAATGGCTAAAGAAATTGTTGAGGTAGCTACTTCACTTAAAGGTTGTACTATTGATTTTGTTAATAGATGTAATAAAGTATTAAATTTTGATTTACATGAAAAATTAAATAATAAATACGGATTTACAGGTGCTAAACGTTTATATAATATATTTAAATTAAATTAATTATGGCAGAAAATAGAGGCAGACCAAGTGAAAATGTAGTTAAACTTACAAAATGGAATTTAGATACTGAAGACTCAGTATGGAAATACGATATGGATAAGTCAACCAATGGTCCTTATTCAGTAGAACAAAAATTTCAAGCTGGAAATAAACCAGAAAAATTTAAGATTGATCAAAAAACTTATGGTAAACATCCAGTTGTAATGGTATTTAAAACATCAAACCGTTCAAATGCTAAAACTAAAATTAAAGTATTTAATAAAAATATAGATTATATTTTAAGTGCTAAAAAATTACCTGGTATACCTGAGAAAGCAGAAATAATTGATTTAGCTGTTGGTAAATCATTTATATCTAAATATAAACAAAAATATAATTTAGCTTAGTCTTTATATATTTATAACAAAATATTAATCAATTAATTATCAAATGAAAACAATTTTAATTATTTTAGTTTTATTAGTAGCAGCTGCTGCAGTATATTATTTCGGATTTTATAAAAAAGGAAAAATTAATGATCGTGATGGCGATTTTATTCCTGATGAAGTAGAAGATGCAGTTGAAGATGTAAAAAAAGTTGCTAAGGAAGTTAAGCGTAGAGCTAAACGTGTAAAAGAAGAATTTAAAGACGTTATTGAAGAAACTAAGGACGTAGTTGAACAAGCTAAAGATGTAGCAGATGCTGCAAAAGGTAAAAAACGTAGAGGTAGAAAACCTAAAAAATAAAAAATGAGCAAATACAATTTAATAGACATTTACGAACAATACAGAATTGGTTCAGGTTGGACTACAGATTTTGATTATGAAGGAATGCTTAAAGCTGGATTAAAAACAGGGGTTGATACTGATCTTGAACTTTTAGAGAAAATGGTTGAAGATTATACTGATGTTAACTACCATAGAGAAGCAGATCATTTGTATAAAGCTATTGAAGCATTAAAACAAAAAGCTACTAAAGAAGCAAGTATGTTTTTTGGAGATTTCCATGCTGAAATTAAAGCAACAATGGCTGATCTAGGAATAGGTGTTAAAGATGATACATTAGGACAATTTATGGCTTCTAAAATGGAAGAAGAAATGGCAGTGTTTTCATCTGAAGAAGAGGAAGATAAGTACATCGAAAAAAAGGTTAAAAGAGGTCTTGAAAAAGAAAAAGAAAGAGCTGCTAAAAAGAAAAAAGGAGTAAAAGAAATAACTTCACGTGAAGGAGCTCATATTGAAGGCCTATTAAATATAAACATGAAAGCTAAATTCTTAGAAGCGTTTGCTGATTTATATTTTAATTTAACAGATGAAGATCCATTCCAAGCTGAAGATGTAGTTGATCATTTAGCAAATGAAATGTTAAAACATTTAGATGCTATTCAAGCTCAAGGTGATAAATTAAATAGTACAAACACAGATGCTGACTTTGAAAGAGAGCAAAGAATGCAAATGGATATGAGAGAAGAAAAAATGTCTCTAGAAGATATAGTTAAGTCAACTAAAGTTGATGGCACTATGGAAGATTTAGAAAAAGCAGTAATGGCTAAAGCTAAAAAATCAGGTTTAGATGTTACAGATAAAGAAGTTGAAGATGCAGTTGAAAAACATGCTGATATGGCTTTAGGCTTAATGGAAGAGATAGGTCCTACTGGAATTGCAATATCACAAAAACAACTTGATGATCTTGAAAAACTTGGAGCCATTTCAGGATTAGAAGTAATTGTTCAAGACAAAGATGGATCAAATGTAAGAAAAGTAGATTATACTTTAACTAATACAAACTTTGAAAAAGGTGATGATGATTATGATTATCTAGATGAAAATCTAAAAGAACACTTTGGTCGTTTCATGAAAGATTATCAATAAAATATAACTTCTTACTCCGTTAATCATAAGAACAACGCATTAGAGTAAGCTTTTTAAAAAAAATAGGGCGCATTAGCGCCCTTTTTTTATTTTTCTTTACGATAAATTTTTATTACTTGATTATCTTGATAAGCTATAGTTTCTGTTCTTAAACCATTTTCATACTTTACTTTTAATGTAACATTACCTTCATTATCATATTGTTTCCAAGTACCTGTGTTTTTTAATTTATCACCTACTTTTTTAACATACCCTATTTCGATAATTTGTTCACCATTGTATTTTACAACTTTAACTAAATTATCATTTAATTGTTGGTATGTTGTTACTTCTTGAGCCATTAAGCTCATTGATCCTACTAACATTGCTGTTAAAAATAATTTTCTCATAATCTATAATTTAATGTATGGTTATACATATGGAACATTAGGGTCATATTAGCGTCATTTATATGACGTCTTTTTATGCGCAAAAATTTGGTTACCTGAAATAGAGTTCGTATATTTACCCTGTTGATAATTAAGTCAACGCATTAAATAAAGGTTATGAACGAACAATTTATCAAAGCAATTACAATTGCAATTGACAAAAAAATGATTACTGCCGATCAAGGGTTTGAGATCATTAGAGAGCAAAGTACTGAGCGTACTAATATTATTAACGAAACTATAGGTTTTAATCAAAAAAGATAATTATGAAAACATTTGACGATTTAAAATTTACAAAACATAAAGTTACTAAAAAAGCTATTATGGCATCACTTGAGCTTAAACCTAATGTGTTTATATCAGTGGTTGCAGGTGAAGGAATGTACAGTACATCTAGAAAAGGTGTTAGAGCCGAATGTACTAAAGTTGAAGATGCTTCTTCATTTGAAGTTGCTATTATAGATGAAAATTTGCCTGATGATGAGCAGCAGTGGGATGTTAACGGTTGGCAAACGAGAGATGATATTAATAAATTAATAATTGAGAACTCATGAGTAAAGAAAAAAGATACGTAGTAAAAATGGAAATGTATGTCTATGCTGAAAATGATTATATGGCTAAGAAACGAGCCAATGATCTAAAGCTATCAATTGAAAACAGACGTCATTCCGATTGTATAGAGATAGTAGAAATGGGTGAACAACCATTTGCTAGTTTTGAATACCGAAAAATAGATGATCCTAAGTTTTATCCTAAAGATTTATCTCACGAACCATTACCATTTTAATATGAAAAAAGGAGATTGGTTATTATATAATAATAAACGTAAAAAATGTTTTGGTATACACCATAACGGTAATATTTTAATTAAAATGAATGGTACTATAGTTCAAGTACATAAAGAAAAAGTAAAAACTCCCGCGTAAAAATTTGGTTACCCGGGCTAGGGTTCGTATATTTACCACGTTGATGCAGTTAAGCACAACATTAAATTAATAAAGGTTATGAATACACAGTTAGATTTATTTGAAGGTTTAGTTTTAACAACAGAACAACAAGAACAAATTGATAGTTTTATTAAGAGCCAAGCAAAAAGAGCTGTTGAACGTCAAGAAGAGATGAACAGAACAATGTTATTGCTTGATGAAGCAGGATTTGTTATGGGTGTTGATTATGCTTGTAATTTCGAAGTTGAAGAAGTTACTGGTAAAAGAGAATTTGGTTATTCTTATAATAATACCAATTTTGAATATGAAGTTACTTATATAAATTCATATGGTTGTGTTTATCTAATTACCGATTCAATCCAAGATGGTAAGATAAAAAAACATAATGCTACAGTTGATAGAGAAGGTAGTAAATTAATGTGTACTTATATTACTGAGCAGTATAGATATTATAAGCCAAGTACATTGCTTACTAAACTTAAAGAAAATAGAAAATCTAAAATAGCAGAGCTTGATAGAAAAAATAAAGAGCAAGTATGTTTAGATTATACAGTTACTAAATACCAAAAATTATATCCTGAAGCTACAGTTAAAGCAGGTACTGATTATGATAGAGGTTATAGAGGTCATAGTTATACTGAATTTAAAACAGTAGTAATTGAATTTAAATCAGGTAGTAGTGTTACTTTTAGATTAGGTTATGGTTATGAGCTTGATAAAGAAAGATTGCATAAGCGATATGATGCTCAAAAAGAAACTGTTGAGCAAACATTAGAAAGGTTTAATAATCAAAAAATTAAGTAATATGAAGTTATACGATGTACCTAGAAATAGTAAAATTAAAGTAGTGGGAGATGTTAAAATACCTCCCGCTGCCCCAATTATTGAAGAGCAAGAAGTATTAAATTTTAGCCATGTAGATGGAATGTATAGTTATTGTACTAATAATAATAATGAAGTAGTACATTTAGCAGCATGGACTGAAGTAGAAATAGTTGAGTAATGAAAGCAATATTAGAATTTAGCTTACCAGAAGATCAAACCGAATATCAAACGGTTAATGATGCATCTAAAATGTTTAGTGTATTATGGGAGATGAAACAATGGTTAAGATCACAAGTTAAATATGCTCCGGATGGAATGTCACAAGAGGCTTATGATGCATTTGAAGAGTGTAAAGAAAAGTTAAATGAATTACTAATTGATAATAATTTAGATTTAGAACAATTATGAAAGAACAAGATTTAATTGATTTAGGATTTAAAAGAGCAGATGTAAGTGTAGAAGAGAGTGGTTATAAGGCTTTCCACTACTACACTTTAGATTTTAATAAAGGTTTTGGTTTAATATCAAATGCTAGTGATGAGGTAACAACAGTGGCAGGTCAGCATAGATGGTATGTAGAAATATTTGAAGCACCAGAAATTAATTTTGTTGAGAAAAAGGATGTAAAACTGCTGATTAACCTAATTGAAAAAAATATAATAAAATAAGCTATGAAAGAAAAGTTATTAAAACATTTTGGAGTAAAAATAGTAGATGAATGGTCTATGGATTGTGATTTTTACATCTATGAAGAAACAACAGCAGATGGTTATAGCATTTATGTAGCAGCTCAAAACCCTGACAGTATTTCAATAGATGAAAATGTTTATTACTACGATAGTGACTTAGGTGAGGCATTATTAGATGCAATTAGACATTATAAATGTAAAAATATTTACATTGATGATCCATCAGCATATTGGGTTGAAGAAACAATAACAGAATTAATCGAAGCAAAAGAAGATGAATAAAGCAGATACATTTCAATTACCAGATTGGTTTGATGGTCAGGTTTATGATGAGGGTGAGACTGTTACTAACCCATTTAGTGGTGAAGAATATACATTAAATAATATTGAATTATCAATGTATGACTTTATTGTAGGCAGTCAATATGTAATTGAATTAACATCAGATTCTATACCTCAAACATATATTGACCAATTTAGAAAAGGATTAAAATGGTTTAGAGAGACTAATCCAGAAGCATATAAAATTTTATTAGATTAATTATGAAAGTAAAAAAACAAGTTTTACATTATTGCTTGGCTCAAGCAAAAGAATTTTATAAATTGGGTGAACGCGATAAAGCTAGAGATTATTGTGATATGGGAATTGGTTATGTAGCAACTAAAAAAGAAGATGGTTGGGATGGAGAAGACCTAATTGAAGATGTTAAAATTAACTTATGGTTAGAACGTTTTTGGATGTTCTTAGAAAATAAAAATTTAATGTTGTGAGTAGAATAGAAGAATTAGTATATAGTGCTCATGAATATGGTAAACGAGCTCAATTATTTAATGAAGTTTCTAAAATAAAATTAGAATCCCCAACAATGCATTTAGAAGAGGTTTATGATAGAGCATATCAAAACATAATGAACACATAAATATGGATATGGAAAAATTATTATTAGGTATATTTTGGTTTACTTTAGGTCATATAGCAGTATTTTTTCAATTAAATGGGCAATTTAAATGGGAATGGTTTGCTAAAAACGAATGGGCATTAGCATTACTTGGATTAATTATTTCATTTTTTTACATTTGGGGGACAAAATATACTGTGCAAGGATTTGATGGTTTATTATGGCCAGCTAGATTTATTGGATTTGGTATTGGAATGATAGTATATGCTTTAGGTGTTGGTTATCTTTTTAAAGAGGGTATAACTAATAAAACATTTATAAGCCTACTGTTATGTATTATATTAGTAGCAATTCAAATATTATGGAAAACTAAATGAGAAAGTGTAATAAATGTAAACAAAAACATTCAGATTGGATGTTTAAAACTGATAAGAAGAAAACATGCCGTAAATGCGAATATAGATGGTATCGTAATATTCTTCGAATGATGGTTAGAGATAGACGCCTAACCCCACTTGAAAGAATGGGTACTAGAATCGGTTATATGGGTACTGGTTTTTTAATTGCTGGTCAATGGACACTTAATCCTACATTATATATAATGGGATTTACTTGTGTATTAATACAAGTAGCAATTCGTAGACAATGGAACTTAGTAGTATTACAATTAAATGGCCTTACGGCTTGGACCATTCACTTTATAAATTCATTATCATGACAAAACAAGACAAATTAGATGCTATTAAATCATTACATAAAATGATTATTGAACTTAAATCAAACCCAAGTGTTGAGAGTAAAAAAACAATACAAGGTTTACAACAAAAATTAGATGATTTAAAATTATGAATTTTAAAATCAATTTACATGGAATGTCTATAAATAATGCTATATCAAAAGCAGAATCAGTTTTAATAGAAGCTTCATTTGATAAGAATATGCGAGTGGAAATTATAACAGGCAAATCAGGCAATATGAAAGAACATATTATTGAAGAAGTAATTAAACCATTTAAATTTGATTATTACATCCCACCTCACAATACAGGAATGATAATTGTAACTCAAGATTATGAATTATAATATAATATATAAAGAAGGATTAGCATTTGAAATACTAAAAGAAATTAGTGCTCATATGTTTCAAAATAAAGATGGAAGTATTAACCAACAAATACTAGGGTTGTATGTTAATGAATTAGATGGAGATAGAGTATTACAACGTAATGGTAAATTCTTAATTTGTAGAACAATAGAAGAAGCACAAACTGTATGAGCGGAGAAGATATAATACAACGAGTAAACGAAATAAAAGAATTAATAATTAGAAACCCAGATGGAGGTGACTTAGCATTAAAATATTGTGATTATTTAATTGATGATATTTACCTTTATCGTAAACAATGCTTATGATTAATAGTGGAAAAGAGTGGAGATGGATGGATGACGAATTGCTAGAACAAGGAGTCGATGATGTAATATCAACAGGAACGGAAAGTGGAGCAGTAGAAGATTAGTTATGAGAAAAAAACGTGAATATTGGGGTTGTGAAATGGAATCACCATTATATAGACAAGTGGCTGCCGAAATGGCTGCTAAACGAGAGGGCAAAACAGTAATAAACGAATATAAAACTAAACGAGGTAAAAGAAGCAAATTATGAACAATCATTGGTACAACGAAGGTAAAGAAATACTTAATCAAGGTAGGTCAAAAAGGCAAATGGAAGGTAATTATAAAGCAACAGCTATAGGAATTATAGGAATGATTCTAACATTAGGATATTTAATTATATTTAGTTAGAAAAAGCAATTCAAAGCTCT